CATTAACAACATTGATATTTGGTCTGGCTATATTAAGCGGACTACTAACGTTAATCTCACTTATTGCATTTGATGAATTTGGTGCAACTTGTGTAGTTTCCCAATTAACATCAGTACCAGTAGCATTAACTGTTAATACTTTTTTTGCTGTACCTGAACCCATTGCCGGTAAAATATTTACTCTAGCACCATAAGGACTATCAGCGCCTGTACCGCCATTTACAACTGCAACTTTACCATTAACATTACCAGCAAGATTTGCATAACCTGCATAGGTTGCATAATTTGCAGTATTTGCAGTAGTCGCACTACCAGCACTTACATTACCAGGTGCCCATACTTTATTAACAGAATTGTAAATTAAAGCCTGACCATTACTGACGCCAACAACATTAGCATCTGTTAAATTACTAATAGCTAATACAGGTTTGTTTAGTATTTGAGATACGCCAGCAGTAGCATTCCAATCAGAGCTAACTTGTGCATTAGGAATATTAGGTTTACTTAGTAACTCAGCATATTGACCACTAAAAGCCACATTTGCTAAACTAGGTTTTGCTGATAAATCTGCATAGCTACCACTAAAAGCAACATTAGAAAAAGTTTGACGTGCATTAAGACTAGTAATAATTAGTGCCCATTGGCTCCAGTTACTACTAACGTCTCTACGACTACGAATAAAATTATCTGCACTTACAGTAGCATCTCCACCAGTTCCACCACTACCAGGCCAACCAATAAATAGTTCGCCTCCACCTTCACCCCCTAGTGTAAGTATATTACCAAATGGTGCAGGATAGAAATTGTTATTATAAGAACTTCTTAGGGTTAATACATTGGCAGGCTCTTTAGTACCGTCAGCTTCGCCATTTATTCTGCCTAAATTACCTACGCCAACAACAGAGTTACTACTATTTAAAGTTGGAAGAATTACATCTGTCCATTCTAAATCTGTTTCAGTACTGTTAACTCGTAAAAATTTTAAATTAAGTCTAGCGTTTGTTGCAGTACTAGCTCCGGTACCTCCATTTACAATTCCAACTACACCAACAGTAACATTGCCAGCAACATTTGCATAAGCAGCATTAATATTCAATCCAGCTAAATCACTAGATTGAATACTGCTCATAATTGCATTATTACCATCACCACGTAAAAATGTGCCTACAAGTTTAGTTTGTACTAAATTATTAATTGCGGATTGTCTATTATTAGCTTCGGTACCGCCTTTTGCTATTGGTACAATACCTAAAGTAATATTTGGTGCAACTCCACCAGTTGATAATAGTGGTGAAATTATGTTAATATTTTCTACTGGAGAAGTTTTAGTAAAATCAGCACTAATTACATTGTTGGAAAAAGCAATATTATCACCAATGCTAACATTTTGTAAGCCTCCTTTACCATCTCCCATCAACAAACTTTGTCCGCTTGTAGGGCCTACATAGTCTGTGCCTACATTTGCGGTAATTACAGCTCCGGTTCCATTACCTTTTAGTAACTTATTACCTAAATCTGCTCTACCAGTACCGCCTGAAGTAACTGGTAGAGCATTTCCTGGTGAATAACTTAAACCCATGTTTCCATCTACGGTAAGTGGGCTATTTGATACATTTAAAAAGAAATTAGCGGGAGTACCTAATCCAATTTGAGTTAAAGCTCCGCCACCTCCAAGACTAATGGTAACGGCATTGTTAGCACCATCATCTACTATCAAAATTCCGCGACCTTGTGCTAGTCGTCGTTCATTAGTTAAATTATTACTATTTTCTATAACAATATAACTTTCAGTAGTTTTTGCTAATCCATCAGTTTTTAACGTATTATTACTAAGCGATAATCCTGTGCCTAATGTAAGGTTTTTAAAACCGCCGCTACCATCACCAGTCACTAAGTCAGTACCTTCTGTAGGATTTGCATATACAAATTGACTTAATTCATCAGAAACTGTATAACCTAATGGACTAGGGTCAATACTAGATACTAAAGCATATCTAATATAGTATCTAGTATTTGGTATTAAATTCGGTATATGAATTTGTAGACTTAAACCATCGTATACTAAATTACCGGTTGGAGGACTTTGATTAACTAAATCTGCTCCAGATGTTAAATAACACCAAACTTTAACTGTACTTAAATCATTTCTATATCTGCCATTGTATTTATCTTTAGGCGAATCTATACTTAAGTTTAACGATTTAGTACCAGAAGTTAAATTTGCTTTTATCATCCTCCGGCTCCTATATGAGTTAAAATTACTGTTGCTAGAGTACTAGTTTTACTATAATTATTATTTGTATCTAAAGTTCTGCAAGCAACTCTGTATTGAACGCCTGCAAAAGTAAGTCTAGGCGTAGAATTTATACCTGTGCCTAAATCAAAATCTGTAAGATTAATTTTGCTAGCTCCTCGACTTTGAACAGTTTTAATATCAGGTAAACTTGTACCAAGTTCCCAAAAATCTCCTGAACCAGAATTTCTATATACTCTATATTCAAAAGTTTTAAATGTAGGTTCTTGTAATATGTTAAGATCAACAGGGGAAATCATTAAATAATAATCATCCAATGTAATTTGTATATCAGGAACAGTAGTTAAACTACTTGTAGTTTTTCCTACAACTACTGCATTAAATGGTGGCGAAGACCAAGGGCCACGAATAGTACCCATATTATTGGTGTATCTAGCTCTAAATTTATAGCCTTTGCCAGCTACTAATCCACGAATTTCAATGCCACCACTAGCAGCTTTATCTACAGTTACATTCAAACCCATTGTATCTGTATTTAAATCTTCTTGATCACTAACGTACTGTACTTCTACTTTTTCTGCTATTTGTGTTAAATCGCTTGGATGTGCAATAGATAATTTTAATATATTAGTATATACACCCGGTGAAATTAATTCAGCAAGAGCACTATCGCTAGTTGCATCTTGAATTATAGGTGCTTGCGTAATTGAATTAACAATTACATCATTGTTACTACCAGTAATTCCTGGATCATATACTAGGTTTGAAAAACTATCAGTGTATATTTCAGGCGAATAATCTGTTAGTGTTAATACTGCACTAGTATTACTAGTAGGTTCAATAGATAGCACAATTAATTGTTGTGAATCTTTTTCTGTAGTACCTGCCTTTTCACCAAGCATGTATAAATTATCTGTAGCTATGCCTGCAGTAGATAAATTTTCATTAATGACTACGGTATTAGTATATCCAGTATTATAAGTACCAGCTTTTAAACTTTTAGCGCTTAAGCTATAAAAAGTTTGATTATTTATTCTAAATCTAATGCAATAGTTTTTACTGCTACTTAAATATACATCTTCACTAAGTGTAATAGTAGTTGTGGTAAAATCATAGGTAATTCCTAGGATTCTGCCATTACCAGTCCCCCATTGCGGAATATCATGTGCCACACGAACCAAATCTCCACGAGTACACACTAAGTATTCAAAGTCAACATTAAGTTTATAAGTTTCTGGTCGCAGCTTTAGCTGAGCAAGATGCCATTTTGCCAAATAAGTAGCTTGAGCTTTATTGGTTACACCTGATAAAGAAAGTTGTTCATAAATTTTAGCTGTACTAGAAGTAATAGTATCTCTATAAACAAAAAACTCATCGGGTTGATACGCTTTATCCTCATTATTAATAGTTACTCTAAAAGCATCTGGAATTTTAGGTAGTGCTTTAGTAGATTCAAATCCCCAACTATTATGTTCTGTAAAATGTTGAGTTACGTAACTTCTGGGCTTATCAATAACCACAGACCACTTACCATTTATCATAGTAGGACTGGCTAATCCAACAGCACAAATTTCACGCAATGTATCCATAACGCTTTGCGTATTTGTAATTACATTGTTATAGGTAAAGTTATTTACTGTGCAAAACTCATGCCAAACCATTAACTGATCTAAGTCAATATCACTGGCACTAACGGCATACATATTAGCAGGATGTGTTAATACATATCTAAATAAACTAGCAGGATTGTTAATTAATTTATTCGGTTGCCAAGATTTAGTAGTAGGACCTAATCCCGGCCCATAAAAAAGGTTGTAAACTACATCATATCCACGAGTTTGTACTAGGGCATTAATTCCATCTACGGTACCATTGACCTTACCAGTACTCTGTAACCTAATAGCAGTTCTTGCTAGATAACAACCAGGCGGATTAGTTATTGGTTTATCATTATTGTAGCCTGTTACAGTGTACAGTATACATTTATCATAACTATAAAAACCTCCGCTACCAGTTGCTTCTTCGCCACCCCACGATCTATTATTTCTGCGTACTCTTACACTATAGTAATTAAGAGGTAAGTTATTAATACTATAAGTATCATTAAAAGCATCTTTGTATTTATAGAACGTACCACTAACACCATATTTTAATATAGTACTAGCTGTAGGACTGGCATTAGACTCGCCATCTCTAGTAAATGTAAATTTTGCAGCTACGGCTCCAGGTGTATTAATATCACTATTTATACCCACTATTTTTACCAGTCTAGTGCCTGCCTCAACATTTACACTATTAGTAAAAAATGTGGTATAGCTATTGTCATCATTCAGTGACATTACTAGTTCACCGTCAATGTATAGTTTAGCAGTATTGTCTGCACTAAAATACAACTTATACACGCCAGTTTGAGCTACGGTCCACTGTTGAGTTAATTCAAACGTATTCATGTATACTGTACCGGTACCTATACCAACACCAGTAGCTATAAATTTAGTTCCTACAACACTGTTACTAGCACCAATATTTGTAAAATTTGTATTGCCTACACTAGCAATAGTATAAGTTTTTCCAATTTGTATTTGCCCAGCAGTATAAGTAGTAGTTAAGCTACTTTGCGTAATCCAACGACCATATTCATTTAAAAATGCACACCAACCAGTTTGTGTAGCTGGATCTGTAATAGTATAAATACCACTTGTAAACTCTTTGGTACTAAATTTTTCTACTTCTGTAGCACTAAGATATTCTGTGTCACTATTAACAACTGATCCACCACCAACTGTAATTATTAAACTACCATTACTTTGATCAGTTCTAACAAGATTTAAACCACTTACAGTACCAGAGTTACTACGCACATCTTCTTGTGCATAGTATTTGCTTACACCACCACTACCAGTAGCTTGTGCTTCACTACGCATACATATTCTATACAATTCGATATGATTGCTAGGAATTTTTGGTAGTCTAGTATAATTTGCACTATAATTTTGGGTTGTGGTGGATGCTTGATTAAATTGTGTGGCTGAATATTGTTGAATTAATGTAGCAGAAGGTTCTGCATAAGGATTTTCTGTAGGTGTACCTGCAAATAAACCTATTCCGCCATTAGCTTGTAGTGTAACAGTATACCACTGATATATTTCAGTAATAACAGGAATCCATTGATCAAAAGCATCACGATATCCAACATCTAAAGAATCTGGGGCTTGAAGCACGGACTGCCAACCTGTAACACCGTAACTATTAGCATTATTAACATTACTAGTATTAGTAAATGGTGCTATACTTGTCCAAGCACCACCAGCTATTTTATACTGTAATTCAATTTCTGCAGTTGCACTTTGAATATCTCCATTACTAGGTTTTACGCTGCGCAAACCCTGTGGAAAATTAAATGCTAATTGAATGCGTGTACATTGATCAGTTAATGTAACCTCCTTCCAAGGTCCGTACTGAGAAACAGTACCGCCTGTAACAGGATTATCTGTAGGGGTATTTACTAAGTCTACGTTGACTAATTGTTGAGTTATATCTTGGCCATAAAGCTGATCAAAACTAGTAGTGTCTTCCTCTGCGTAGCCATATAGTGTAACTGGAGTGGCTTGATCTTTTTTACCCTGTAGGTCAATAGTATAGAATCTTTCTATGGGTGTTAAGCCTACTTGTATATCACTAATATCAAGTGGGCCAAATCCCCAGACTAGTGCCATATTAATAATAC